CCGTTGCCTGAATCGTTGAAGACTCTTCTTGGATGTAACGCTCGCGCGCAATGCGCAGCATGTACTCAACCAGTTGCCCCGTCACGTGGTCTAACTTCTGTTGGTTTGTCCAGGTGCGTTGTGCGCCCGTCGCGTGGGCAAAGCGCAGCATGATCTCCTGCGCAGTCGCATCGTTGTTCGTTGTTTTTGTGGCCGTAAGCGGCCCGGTCTTGAGCGTGAGCGACGTGGCCATTGTGAGTTACCCGATTCTTGTTACCGTTATTGTCCGTGATGCGCCGCGCTTGTTCTGAATGGTAAATGCGCCGCTTTCGTAGTACATATTCAGGTCGCCGGCGTTATCTTTGGTTACGCTGAAGCTGCTGGAGCGTTGCGCGTGAATGATTGTGCAGGCAAGTATTGCGCCTCCGCGGGCAGAGATGAGAGCAACGTCACCATCTGTGCCCAGACTGATAACTAAAATTGCGGCCTTTGCGCCTATACTCAACGGGTCGGTTGATGTTGCAGAATCCGCCAGCGTTATGGTTGTGCCGATGTATGACGGCGCTTGCGGTGCTTCGCTGAAAGTGGCCGCGCCGGTGCTGAGCAGGCGTAGCCGCTCAATGTTATTTGTGCGGAATTCAATATCTGCGGCGTCCTGCGCGCTAAATTGCAGCACGCCCGTCCCCCTGTGCGCCAGTTGCGAAGCGCCGTTTGCGCCGGCGTTGCGGATGAAGCGCAGGCCAAAAGCCTCGTACGTGGTATCCCCGATCAGTTCGAAATAGCTATCCCCGTCAGCCTGCCTACCCAATCCGAGTCGCATGTATGAGTCGGCATCTGATCGGCCTGTGCGGAATATGCTCGTGCCGCCCTGCCTGTATTCAAGCATCGTGGCCGTGCCGCTTGTGTCGATAGCAGCGCCCAGCGCGGCGCCGCCGGTGAAAGTGGCCGTGCCTCCAACAGTCACGTTGACGCCGCCGGCGTTCCAGTCTCCCGTGAGCGGCGTTGACCCGTCTGTTTTCACATAGTCCGCAAGCGACGCTGTGCCGGCGTATTCGTCGTGTGTGTGCGCCGTGCCGGCGTATTCGGGGTGCGTATGCCCGGAAAGTGATACGGCTGTGCCACTTACTGAGGCCGTGCCCGCAACAATCAGCGCAGATCCAATGGTCACGTTAAACGCGCCAGCGTTCCAATCGCCTGTGAGTTGTCTTGTTCCGTCGGCAAGAATTACGCCGGCAGTGCCGCCGTATTGATCGTGTACATGCCCAACGAGCGAGACTGCGCTACCGGCAGCTGTCGGAATGTAGGCAAATGCCGCAGTACCGGGAAATCCAACGTTGCCATTTACGGCTGCTGTCCCTGCGGCATGTCCAATGTTGATTGTCCCCATGCTCGCGCTTTGTATATCCACCGCGCCGGAGGTGCTACTAATGTTTATTCGCCCGCCAAAATTCGGATGTGCAATTGTTCCTGCAATAACCTTTGCTGCTGCATAAACGTTGTCAATTAAGGCCGTTCCAAATACTCTAAGGGCGGATGCGGTTCCCCCCACTGAGGCAATGTAGTCACCTGATACCGTGCCGCCGCCGCCAGATCCAAACTCGGCCACCTCCAGACGCGCCAGGCGGCGGTCAAGTTGTGCCAGTGTATGGGCAATCTGGATCATCATCTCGTCATACATCGGCCAACTCAATTCGGATCGATTCGGTTGCGCTATTGTCTACCGTCACGCTCACACGCTGAATAATCTTGGTGGATGTGATGCCCTGGTAATAGCCCTTCACGAGGTCGCCTAGCGTGTAGTGCAGGCCGTAGCGCGTGGATGGCACTTGCAGCACGTCAAACGTGAGCACGTCGCGCCGCTTCATCGTGTCCAGTTCACGGTCGCCCGCCGTATTGAGTCCATCCGTGGTCGTATAGGAGCGCGCATCGACGAACGTTTCGGCTGCGTTGTGCGTGGCGTCGTAGTTTGTCCCGGTGCGCACCGCAGTAATGCGAGCGTCCTCCTCACCCTGCCCGCCCACAATGGCAACCGTCTTTTCGTCGATGGCACTGCGCGTAAGTTTGGGGTTTGCCATATTCCCATATTGCAGGGCAAATGTGAACTCTGCACTGTGATCCGTGCCACGTTGCCCGTCATACCAGCGGAATTCCCACGTTTGTGCGCCCGTCTTTATGAGGTCGAAATCACCACCCCCCACCTGCGCCACTTCCTGCAGGGCGCTCAGCAAGTTACGCCATGCGCAGTTATAGTTAATGACATTGCCGCCGGCTGCGTCCGTCTCCACGCTCACGCCGGCCAGCGTCACGTCACGGATGCGCCCGTCTCCGGTTACGCCCGCGCTGGTCGCATTATAGGTAACCAGCGTCTTGGCAATCGTTTCTGCCTCGGTTGCGCTGAAGGTCGTGCGATCGCTCGTTCCAGCCGGGTACGCGACGATGGCACGGTTGAGTAATTCCATCTGGCCCACGCAGAAGGCGGTATATATGGAGCTGCCGTCGCTATTCGCTTCGCGTTGTTCGCCGCGCCAGAATCCGTAAAAATCACAATACCATGCGCTGCCCCGCGCCGGATCGGCGCGCCAAACCTCAACTTGCGCATCCAGTTCCATGTAGGCGATGGAAGCATGGTTTGCGTTCAGGGCAAACTGGAGTACACCCGGCCCGTTCACGTCCTTGACGTAAGAGAAGCCGAGCATATCGGTGATGACGCTTGTGATCACGCCCGCTGGCGTGTAGGTGCGCAACTGATAAATGACGCTCATATGCCCAGGAACCGGTCGTAATATGTGATCCACACCTGCGAAGGATATTCGCCTGGGTCGAGTGAAACCGTGAGTACATTTCTGCCCGGCACCAGATGGAAGGTGCCCAGGTCGCTGTCCTCCGACAGGTAGGGGATCGCATTGCTGTCGTCATATAGTAGATATGCGCGCTTGCTGCCGTACTCAAGATCAATCATCAGATTGGGCAATTTTCCCGACTGCCCGACCAGCGACAGCCCCGTGAAATCGAGTTTTTCGCCTGTTGTGAGATTTTTAATAACGGGGCTGGTAAACTCTTGGTCAATGCGCATCGATGGATATGTGTCCCAATCGCCATACACATCCGCCGTGGCAATCAGAGTTGCAGAGCCTGTACCTGATGTCAGATTGAACAACGCATCCTTGTCATCCTCCGACACCATTTCCGGGTAGACCGCTGCGAATAGAATGTCGTTTCCCCATGCATTGCCGCCTGATATGTCCGTGCCCCATGTTGCACTTCCGTTGGAGGCTAAGCCCTCAAAAGGCGCGACCCATCCATATTGATAACTTGCCTCCTGCACCCGCGCATTTATCGACTCAATAGCGTGTTCGACCGTGCCATCCACGTATTGAAGCGCACGCTGCGATTCGATCCAGAGGCTGACCGTGCCACTTGGCCACGCATTAAATATGACCGGCTCGCTGGTTCCACTGCAATAAGCAACCGAGCCGCCGCCAGTGCTCTTGAAATAAGCCGTGCCCGCCGGTGTGCCCGCTGTCAGGTAGGAAAACAAATACTTGTCAGCATCCGTCGGCACAGAGGTGCGCGCATAGATTGAGAATGACTGATATGAGCCGTCATCTACGACCGTGCCCATACCCGCCCATGGGGTACCCCCCGTGCCGATCATGCGTGCATATTCAATTGGTTCGGGAAGGAGTCCGTTCACCGTCTCCCACTCGGCGAAATCTTCGGAGACTGTTCCAAAAAAAGCACGCTTGTTCGGGTTGTACCAAAGAGGGTCAGGCGCTTTGAGTTGCACGCTGACGCGTTGCGTTGTAAGGATGCGCGATTGCAGGTCAAAAGGTGTGTCTATCTGTGCCACCGCATGGCAGTCAATCTGGCGCACCAGGCCATCATCGCGCGTGTAGCGCAACTGCACCGGCGCACCAGAACGCGGGTTAAATATTTTGCTCAAAATGGTGCGGTTTTGCTCGGCCAGAGAATTTGTGTTTGAAAAAATGACAATGCTCAAATTCATGAGCCGCGCATCCAGCCGGTAGCCAATATCCGTGCTGCCATCCTGGAAAGGGCCGCGCTCCTCAAGCCTGCGCACGGGCGCGTTGCCTATGCCCGTCACGCCAACGAGTTTGAACGGGTTACCGTCGCTCAGGCTGTAAGTTACTTCGTCGGCGATAATCTCCCAAGTGGCCATGTTTAATATCCGTAGCTGTATGCGCTGTTCAGGAAATTCACCGTCTGTAGTATGTCCTGCGCGCCGTTGCCCGAACTACCGACGTTGACGTTAGCAATGCTGATGGTTGTCTGTTGCCTGGCTTGGTCGCGTGCGTTCAGGTCTGCCCACGTCCAGTTAGCGCCCAAGCCCGTGCTATTCGCATTGTTCTGCGTAATCAGGTCGTTATGCACGTTGGCTTGTTGTCCGGCCTGAATGCCTGCGAAGGTGTTGCGCAGCGCGATTTCCTGCTGCGCCGCCATCATCTCGGCAGTCATTGCGCCATTCATGCCGCGCACCGCTGCCACCACAACGGCGGTGTTATCCCTGATGCCGTTCGCCATGCCCAAAGTAATGTTCTTTCCCATCTCGTAATAGACCGCAGACGGGGAGTGGATACCGAAAACACCTTTGGCAATCTCTGTGAGATTCTCCCATGCGTCTTTCCAGAACTGTTTGAAGCCGTCCCAGCGGTCTTTGAATCCATCCTTGAAGCCCTGGATGATGGCGCCGGCAAAGTCACGGAACACGCCCCAGATGCCGCTTACTGTCTCAATGAAGCCGTCCCACAGGTGCAGCCACCACAGGTCAAACTCTGCCCATGCGTCGGCGATGCCCGCTTGGAATTCAGTGATCATCTTGCGCGGCAACGCCCAGAACGCTTCCCATAGCAGGCGCGCACTGGCTCCGATAATCTTTAGAATGGCCTTGCCTAGAGCCTCCAACGCCGGCTGAAGCAAGGGCCACAGTTCATCCATGACCCATTTCCACATGGGGTCAACCCACGATGACACGCCGTCCTTCACCGCAACGCGCCCCGTTCCATTCAGCCAGTGGCTTACCTTCTGTACGCCGTTCGCAAGGTTGTCAATCAGGTAAGCGATGCCCTGAATCACCCATGCGCCCAACTGCACCGCCCATTTGAGCAGGTTCGCCACGAAGCCAGGTAGTTGCTCCTTAAGCCACGTTCCGATGAGCGCGCCCCACTTCCTCAGGTTTTCCAACAGGAGCGGCCAGCCCGTGTCCATCACCCATGCGCCCGCCGCCTTGCCCCACTCCTTAAGCTGCGCCACCCAAATAGGTAGGTTTTTCTTCACATAGTCAACCGTGAATTTGTACGCCTCAACCACCTTTGTTCGCATCCAGTCGGCGGCCTTGCCGATTAGCCCCATTGCGCCGTTGCCGGTGTCTGCCCATTCCATGAATGCGTTACCCCACCCGGCAAGCCGCACAACGAACGCCTCAATTTTGGGCAGCGTTTCGACAATCCACGCGCCGAACTTCTCAAACCATGCCACCACATCGGGGAGATATTTGTCGGCGGCGACCTGCGCCCACTCTACGATCTTTTTTGCGGCCGGCAGGAATGCCTCCCCGATTTGAATGCTTGACGCCTCGAGTACGCCGCGGAAGATTTCCCACTGGCCGCTGAGCGTGTCCATGCGGGTTGCGGCGGCGGCCTCGGCGTCCGTGTTGCCGATGATATCCTTGACTTTTGCGATTTCCTCGCCGCCCACCTTTGCGAGTGCATACGCCGTGCGGCTGGCGTCATTGCCGAATATCGTCTGGAAGGTTTGTTTCTTTTGTTCCTCGGATAGACCGGCGGTGGCATTTTTAAGGATGGTTGCCATCTCGGTCATGCTTTTCATATTGCCGGCTGCGTCGTAAAACTGGTTAGCCCCCTCCTCAGTAATGAGGCCCAACTCCATCATTGCTTCCTTTGCCGGCTTTGTCGTTGGGGTAATTGTGGAGAGGAATTGCCGGAATGATGTACCCGCATCCGAGCCACCGGAGAAGTTAAACGCCGTGGCCACCAGTGCGGCGTTGAAATCGTCAAAGTCAACGCCTACGCTAGACGCAACGCCACCAGCCTGCCCGATGGCTAACCTATAGTCATCAATGCTAAACTTGCTCGCCTGTGTAACGCCTAGAATGGCGTTAACGGCCTTGTCCATGTCGGCGGCGCCGATATTGAACTGTTGCATCACATCGGTCGCAATATCGGCGGCCATGCCGAAATCTGCACCTGTGGCGTTGGCAAGCAACACGGTGCTGCGCGCCGCACCTTGTAACACCTCGTCCATGCTCAAGCCGTTTTTTACGAGCATGGCCACGGCAGCGGCGGCTTCGTTCGTGCTTACCTTCAGCTTCGGGTCAAGCCCCAAGTCCATAATCAGTTTCTTGAGAGGCTCAATCTCTGCGGAGGTCTTGCCCATCGTTGAGGCAATGTCGGCTATGGACTGCTCAAAGCTGGAAGCAGCGCCTATGCCTTTGGCAATCACCGCTCCCACGCCAGCAATGGCGGCAATGCCCACCGCCGCGGCCGCGACAAGGCCCGTTCCTAGCGCCGCAGAAAACGAACCGAGCGCGCTATGCGACGCCTTCAGGCCACGGTCAAAGTCCGCGGTGTCGGCGCCTATCCTTGCATACAGTGAAGCTATTTGTGTCGCCATCTCATGCCCGCCGTGCTTGCTGCTCTAGCCGTGCCCGCGCAGTACGAAAGCGGCCCCACAGGTACAATTCCATGTTGTATAGTGGGCCGCTTTCGCCGGTCAGTATGTGGCGCACACTGTCCCCTAGATCCTCGGCTAGCGAGAACATGGCATAGTTGCGCGTAGGTTGCAGGGCTGCCTGGTTAATGGTTCCTGGCTCGGGGCGCGCTAGGAACCATTCCCAGCTAAACCCTCTGTGGCCTCTGCCGCCCCCATTCCAGCCAGCGTCATTACGCGCTGAATCAAAGGCGTCATTTTGCCTGCGGCCCCTGCAAACATCTGCTCCACCTGCTCAGGCGTGAGCTTGGGCTGCACCAGCGCCATGCCCACCGCGCGCAAAGCCAACTCCGCTGGCTGCTTGGTCAGTTCGTAAAGTTGACTCGCCTCTATCGCAGTCAACGGGCGAATGCGCACTGTCCCCAGGCCAACCAGTTCCACATCTTCTTCCTGTCCGATGATGCCGGCTAGAAAGTCCGCTGCATTGATATAGGCTTTAGTCATTATGCGAGGGTCACCGGCCCGGATACCGTGAAGTTGAAGGAAAGGTCGCCCTTGCCCTTCTGGGAAATGCCCGTCTCCATGCTGTTGAGGTAGGCAGTGCCGATATTCCAATAGGCGCTGCCATTCGTGTACAGGCGCAGGGCCACCGCTGAGCCGCCCAACGAAGCATTCACCATGCTGGTCTGCGCGCTGTCGGTCGGGTCCCAACTGCCCGTAAAGCTGCCGCTTGCCCCGCGCGTGCTCGGCACGAACGTGTCGAACTGGTCACTGAATGAGGTCGTCTCGACGGTGGACATGTTGATGGACATGCTCCACTCTGCGAGGCCGCCCACACGGGCAGTGCCACCCGTCATATAAACAACGCTGCCTGCTGTGCCGCTCATGTAGGCCATGATCAATCTCCTAAGTCTTGTAAACGTCTACCCGATACAGCCCGCCTACGTGCCAAAAACCTTCACCGTCCCCGTACTCTATGGTTGACTCGCGCTCGCAACGCAGCGCGCTGTACCCTGTGATTGTGAGTGCCGTCCCCTGTATGCTTGTATGCAAAGCGTCATACAGAGTAGCGGCCTGCGTGGGCCACTTGCGGTCACTGACCACCTTGATTTGGTAGTCAGTGCTCAGCATTGAGCCGCCGAAATCGTATTCGTCTATAGCAGCCTGGCGATTGACAATGATGTAAGGGCACGCGCTGCCCTGCGGCGCACGCCCGTAGTAAACGGGCACGGTTGACGCGTTGTCACACGCTGTAGTAAGTGCCGAGCCAAGCGCGATAAAATCACCCATCGCCTATGTTCTCCCACTGCGCAGCCAAAGCGTTTTCTACCTCACGCAGTGCCGGTATCAGGTACGGTTGTGCGCTCATGCGCCGTGTGCCAAATTCAACGTGCATGGCATAGTCCATAGACGGCCCAACATGCGCGTCATGCCCCTTCGGTTCCGGCAGGGGGTTGTCGCCTGGCGTGCCGTGCACCTGGCCGCCGCACACGGTGTATATGCTGTTTTTCAGCGCGCCCGTATCCACTGGGGCTTTGTTCTTGGCCCCCGCTTCCACCCGAAACGCTATCGCTCGATTGTTGTCTTCCGTGCGCCCCGGCAACTTCTTCAGGATGGATTGCAGGCGTCTCGTATCCAGTTCGTAATGAACCTTCGCGGGCATGGCGCCCCCTCATATGAAATTTTCATGTTCCGGTCGGCGCAGCACCGCATCAAGCGTGATGTTCGCCACGTGGCCACGGCACATCACCCGGCATGTGTCGCTTACCGCACATGGCTTCACTCTATCCCACACCTGCGCAAAGGATTCGCAATTCAAGTCACCCAACAATGCGTCGGCGCGTTCCCGCTTGTTGACGCAAGTCCACACCTTACCGTTGGGCGTGATTACGGTCTGCAGGGCGCTCCAGTTGCACGTGTTGTACCCATGCCCCTGCCAGTCCCGGTACGCCTCGAAGCGTGGCACGTCAACGCTCACAAACGGATAGCCTTCATAGTTGCGCAACGCGCCGATGGCTTGATTCATCCATGCCGTGTCTGTAGGCGCTGCGCCTGGGTTATCCTGCGCGTATTCGATGGTCGGGCGGAACTGGATATAGTCAACGCCCAACGCACGCCCCAGGGCGTACATATCGGCCAGGTTCTGCCAGTTGCCTTTGTGAATGAGGAAGCCAACGCCGATGGTTGCGGCGCCGTCTTCCTTTACCAACAAGCGGATGCCAGCACAAGCCGCCTCGAAGCGGTTCGCCCCCTTGTGCCTTCTGTAGCTTTCGTTGTCCGCTTCATCCAGGCTCACGTACACCCAGGTGCAGGCGCGCTTGAGCAGCGCCGCCCGGTCAGGCGTGATGTGGCCGCCGTGCGTGTACAGCCCCTGTTGGATGGGGTACTTGCCGGCAAACTCGATGATGTCGTTAAAGTCGGGGTGCAGGGTCGGCTCCCCGCCGCCTGTCCATGTGATTGACTTGACGCCCGCACCTGCGAGGTCTGCGATGATGTGATAGGCGAGCGCCGTGTCCATGAGGTCGCCGCCGTCCATGTGGCCGGGTGGCTTCTGCGCGCCTGCCAGTGGCCCCCGAGTGTGCGTGTAGGCAAAGTGGCACCACTGGCATCCGAGCGAACAGCGGTTGCTGAGGTCGATTTCGACGTTAACGGGGGCGTTGGTTGCGCCTGTGGTGCGCAGTTGCGTCAATTTGTCAGTGTGCCACAGCGTCTTGTTGCGCGGGTCGATGTAGGTCATAGCCCCGCCCCCTGCCTTACAGCAGCGATGCGCTCCGCCGAGTAATCTGGATAGCTGAGCACAGCCTGCCAGCCGTCATACTGGTTGATATCCTCAGTGAGCAGCCACCCGGCGCGTTGCGCCTGCGCATGGAATGGCGTACCCGGCTGGGGCGTGGAAGTGGACACCTGCCACTTCTGCATCAGCCCTTGATTGCGCCATCTGCGCAGATCGTTAAGCGTCTGCTTGTCCGTCTCCTCAGTGCTGCCCGGCGCCCCGATCTGGAATGTGCCATACGCGCCAATGCCCGCCATTTTGAACCACTGCAACATGCGCTCTATCTTGTCAAGGTGCATCGTCTTGCCAATGCGCTTGCCCACCACGGCGCTTGTGCTTTCCACACCAAACCGAATTTGCCTGTAGCCGGCGCGGGCAAGCAGTTTGACCATATCCTCGGTCACAGTCCAGTATCCGCACATCGCATCATATTCGTAGCGGTTCAGGCCGCGCCGTATCAACGCCTCGGCAAATGTCATCAGCCATTCAGCGTTAGCGTTGTGCGCCTCCTCGTTGAAATAGCAGCCGCCAAACTCGGGATACTTGCCCGCCAGGTATGCGATTTCGTCGCACACGTTCTCAACGTCGCGGCAACGGTGCGACGCGTGGCTTTTGCCGTGCCCACCATAATAGGTGGGCACAACGCAGAATGAGCAGGAGAGCGGGCAGCCGCGCGTCGGGTACAGTTGCACGATGCCCGGCGCGTAGTGGTTGATTTCCTGATAGGCGATGCGTGGCACGTCCTCGTCCTCAGGCCACGGCAGCCAGTCAAGGTCTATGTATCCGGTTGGCTCCGGTGCGCCTTGTAGCAGCGCCAAAACCTTCGCTTCGTACTCGCCGACCACTACATCTGTCCATCCGTCCGCATAGGCGCGGGCGGCGTCGTATGCGCCCATTGGTCCGCACAGGATGTTGCGCTTTGCTGCCACGCCGCGCATGACGTGCGTCATCGTCGGATAGGTAAGCGCCGAGCACTCGCATATGAGCACGTCAGGCTCATGTCTGCGTATTTCCATGATGTAGCGGCCAGCCGCCCACCGGCGCAGGTTGCCGTCCAGCATCACCGTCTGCGCGTCCGGCAATTCCCGCTTGAGCAACGTGCTCAGAATGCCCAGCTCGTAGGGGTAGAATTGAAACGCCGCCCTTCCAGGCACGGCGCTATCCCACCTTGACGGGTAAAGTATGACTTCCTTCCCGTTGTCGAGAAGGCCCGGCCCGTTCGCGATGACTATCTTCATTCGGGCACCCCGTGCTTCTCGATCATGAAGGCGTTGTTATGCGCGTCCGTGCCTGCGTACTCGGGCAAGTCGAAGCGTTGCCGCTGGTCTAGGTGGTCAAATGGCAGCGGCACACGCTCAAGCCTAAAACCGTATTCCACGGCGCTTACGCTGAAATCCACATCTTCCCACGATGACACAAGGAATCGTTCGTCCCAGCCCCCTGTAGCGGCCCACACAGCCTCTGGCGCAGCCACGCACCACCCCTCGATGTACTCGTATCCCTGATTCATCATCAGCTTGGGGCCAATGACTGAATCCTCGTACCACTGCAAATGCTCAATGAATGGCCCCTTGCAGCGCACGTCATTCGACAGGACAATTGTCCAGTCGGTTGGGCCTGCGATGCGCTTGGCTTCATTGATGGCGGCGGCATAGCAGAGACGCTGCGTCCTGTGAATCCACGGTGCGATTGGATACCGCTCCTGGCTGGCGTTGTCGATTACGACAAGGCAGGCGCTTGGTTCAAACGCCTGCACTTGTCGAATGAGGGGCGCTGTGTACCGTTCCCAACCGTCAATGCCGATAATGAGCACGGCCACGCTAAGCATAGGCCGGCACCTCGATGGGTGTGGGTGACTGCAACTCCCAGTCCGCCGCAAGCCTTGTCATCAGCGGCGCCCACTGGTCGCGAACGATGGTGTCCCAGTCGTATTCCGCATGGATGGACGCGGCCACCTGGCGGCGTTTCTCCATCTGCCATTCGTTGCCGTTGGCGCTCCATTCCTCATACAGGCTTTCAAGCGCCTGCGTAATGCCGGGTGCGGATGGCCACGCCTGCCATGCATTCATGGGCGTCCAGATCATGTCTGCCGGCGCAACCGCATAGCCCCAGCGCACCAGTTCAGGCATGGCGCTGAAATCAGTCACAATCACCGGCGCGCCACACGCCTGCGCTTCGATGATGGGAATACCGAAGCCTTCGGCCATCGCCGCGCCCATAAATACGTCGGCGCTGTTGTACACAAGCGCCAGGTATTCAGCCGGTATGCCCATCGCATTCTTGTAGCGGTCTGGGAACATCGTCTTCTTTTCGATGCCCAGCGCCTTCGTGAGCGCGGCAAAGTCAACGCCGCCGTACATCTGCGTTGGCTCAGTGTGAATGTACAACTTGGCATCGGGCTTGTTCTCAGCGAACTTTGCCCATGCGCGCAACTGCACCTGAAACGCCTTACGATCGGGGAAGCCCTTGTTGGCTGCCACCATCACGGTGAGATGGCCGGGCTTGTCAAAGTTGCGCGCCTTGAATGCGGCCACCCGCTCCCGGTCTTCGATGACGTTGAAGACACTTGGCTCGATGCCATGCGGAATGTAGGTGTTGGGTACGCCAGCCGCTTCCAGCATGTCATGCCCCCACTTGGCATACGTAAGCGGCATGTAGGCGCCTTCCAGCGCGCTGAGCACGGTTTTTGGTACAGGGTCATGGTCAATCGGAAGCCACGGCAACCAGAAGGCTGGGTGTACCTTGCGCGCCGTGTCTTTCATCACCCACACGTCAATCAGCGAAATCACCACGTTGGCGCGGTGGTCTTTGGCGTGCGCCTCGATCACATCGTTGCCGTAAGGGTCGCCGCCCTGCGGGTAAATCTTGTGCCCGTTGACGTTGTGAACGCCGCCTTGCAATCCGTACCATGCGAACATGGC